ACGATTTTGAGGTATCTGAGAATTTACTTGTTGATGCAATGAGTATGCAATATTTTTCAGGCGCCACAATAGATTACACAAAAGATAAATTAAAGGGATCACAGTTTATAATTAGCAATCCAAATGCCAAATCAACTTGTGGTTGTGGCAGTAGTTTCAGTGTATAAGAAAGAAAAAAATGGCAACCACAGTAGAAAGAATCGGCATCGTTGAAACTAAGGTAGAAAACCTTAGTGAAAAAATGGATGAATTAAAGGTTGATGTTAAAGAGATGCACGATTGCCTTGATAAGACCAGAGATAGCTTGACAGATAAACTAAATGAGATGTATAATGCATCATGTGAACAACACGCTGAGTTAGCCAAGAAGATTGGCAACTTGGAACAAATACGACAAAAAATGATTTGGATGGTAGCTGGTGCTGTTGCATTTGCCGGCATTCTTTCCGGCCACTTTGAAAAAATTGTTGCTTTTATTCATTGATTGTTGTATAATCTAGATTCTTTGTAATTTTTCTACTTTTTTGTTATGTCCGTTTTTATTGATAGAACCTTTCTGCTGAGGGTATCCCCGAAGCTTCAAAAATTCACACAGAAGAAGACCGACCTGTATAACTTCAGGTGTCCTCTCTGTGGCGATTCATCCAAAAATAAAACCAAAGCCCGTGGTTACATTTTTGCCAAAAAGAACAACTACTTTTATATGTGTCACAATTGTGGCGCATCCATCAACTTTTACAATTTTCTGGAAAAAGTTGATGAATCTCTTTGTAAAGAATATGCTTTAGAACGGTATAAAAATGCAGACACGGGAACACAAAAAGAAAAACCAACCTTTGATGAATTCAAAACTGAAACACCAAAGTTCAGAAAGAAATTGGAAATTACTTCCATTGAATCGTTACCAGAAGCGCATTTTGCTAAGGCGTATGTTCAATCCCGTAAAATTCCAGAGGCCTTCTACACGGAACTATATTTTGCGGAAGACTTTAAAGGCTTTGTTGAAAAACTCGGTATTGAAAAAGATGGACTCAAAGAGGATGACCCAAGATTGGTAATTCCTTTCTATGATGTAGATAAGAATCTAGTGGCCTTTCAAGGTCGAGCCTTAGGTGAATCTAAACTAAGATATATCACCGTAAAGACAGATAAAGACAACCACAAGTTGTTCGGCACCGACAGGATCAATCAGGAAGAGATGATTTATGTTGTGGAAGGTCCTATTGACTCCATGTTCCTGGAGAATGCTGTGGCGACTGCCGATTCGAATTTGATGGCTGCAGCCAAACACTTTGACAAATCAAAAATAGTTTTGGTGTACGACAACGAACCACGAAATAAAGAACTACATAATCAGATGGACAAAGCCATTGAAGAACACTACAATGTGGTAATCTGGCCAGAAATGATTGAAGAAAAAGATGTAAATGATATGGTATTGAATGGTTTCTCACCAGATGAAATACAAGATATCATAAGTAAGAATACATTTGTGAATTTGAGAGCAAAAATGGAATTTATTAACTGGAAAAAGACTTGAAATGGAGATTTTGTTATGAAAGTGAAATTGATATCATACACACAGGGCATAGACGGTAAAGACTTGTTGGAACAGGTTGCATATGCAGCCAGAGTGTCAAATCCCGCTAATCAAAATAATAATGATACAGCTGAAAAGTTGGTTCGTTATCTTATCAAAAATCAACATTGGTCACCATTAGAGATGGTGAACATTTGTCTGGAGATAGAAACTACTAGAGATATTGCAAGACAGATTTTGAGGCATCGTTCCTTTTCCTTTCAAGAATTCAGCCAGCGTTATGCTGTTGCGGACCTTGGTTGGGAATTGAAAGAAGCTAGATTACAAGATACTAAAAATAGGCAGAATAGTATTGTGACTGACAACTTGGCTTTACAGACTTGGTGGGAAACACAACAAAAAAGAGTTATAGAAGCATCGCAAAGTGCATATGATTGGGCTATTGCAAATGGTATTGCTAAGGAACAGGCGAGAGCAGTACTGCCGGAGGGCATGACAGTTTCCCGTTTATACATGAATGGAACGCTTCGTAGTTGGGTACACTATATACAACTCCGCAGTGAAAAGGGAACACAAAAAGAACATCGTGATGTTGCATTATATTGTGCAAGTGTAATTGAACCAATTTTTCCTATGATTAAGGAGTATATCAATGAACAGTAAAGACGATGTTAAAACATTTATGATTGCATGTGGTCAAACTAAAAATGATTTTGGTCCTCAGGCAGAATTGTATGTCGATTTGGTTATTGAAGAATTCAAAGAACTTATGGCAGCATATGGCAACAGAGACAAAGTGGAAATTGCCGATGCATGTGCAGATTTGAAATGGGTCATTGAAGGATTGGAACACTCTTTAAATATTCCACAACAAGAAGTGTGGGATGAAGTATCAAGAAGCAATTTGGCCAAAATCAGCCCCAGTGGTAAAGTAGAAAAAAGAGAAGATGGTAAAGTGTTAAAACCAGAAGGTTGGACACCACCCAATATTAAAGCAATTATAAAAAGGTAAAAAAATATGGATTATATGGGTGTCAAAATAGACTTGGAAAAAGATAAACTATTTGATGAATTAGGAATAAAACGATTACAAGAATCGTACATGAAAGATGATGAAACCTCACCACAACAAAGATTTGCGTTTGTATCAAAAAGTTTTGGAAGTAATCCTGAACATGCTCAGCGCCTTTACGATTACGCCTCTAATCATTGGCTCAGTTATTCTACTCCAATTCTTTCTTTTGGTCGTTCTAAGCGTGGAATGCCTATTTCGTGTTTCCTTAACTACATTGAAGATACTGCGGAGGGTTTAGTTGAAAACTTATCTGAAACCAATTGGCTTAGTATGTACGGCGGTGGAGTGGGTATTGGCTTCGGCATTAGGTCTGCTGATGACAAATCTACTGGTGTTATGCCTCACCTTAAAATTTACGATGCATCTTCTTTGGCTTATCGTCAAGGCCGGACTCGCCGTGGTTCTTATGCCGCTTATCTTGATATATCTCACCCTGATATTATTCCGTTCCTAGAAATGCGTAAACCAACAGGTGACCAAAATGTTCGTTGCCTGAATTTACACCACGGAATTAATATCACTGATGACTTCATGTCACTTATTGAAAAGTGTATGTTGGATCCAGAAGCGGACGATAGTTGGCAACTAACGGATCCACATTCTGGTGAAGCGAGAGAAGTGGTCTCTGCAAAACACCTATGGCAACAGATTCTTGAAATGCGTATGCACACCGGTGAACCATACATTCACTACATTGACACAAGCAATAGAATGTTGCCACAGTTTCTAAAAGACAAAGGTTTGAAAGTACACCAATCAAATCTATGTTCTGAAATTATTTTACCAACTAATGAACAACGTACCGCAGTGTGTTGTTTGTCCTCTTTAAATTTGGAACACTATGATGAATGGAAAGACCATCCTACTTTTCTTCGTGATGTTGCTGAAATGCTTGACAATGTTCTTCAGTATTTTATTGATAATGCTCCTTCCACCATTCAGCGTGCAAAGTATTCTGCCAGTCGTGAGCGCAGTATTGGTGTCGGTGCTTTGGGTTTCCATGCTTATCTACAACGGAAAGGTGTCGCATTTGAAGGCGTGATGGCCAAAGTTGCAAATAATCAAATGTTCAAACAAATTAGAAAGGGATTAGATGAAGCTAATATCAGTTTGGGAAAAGAACGTGGCGAAGCTCCAGATGCTGTTGGCAGTGGTCAACGTTTTAGTCATCTTATGGCTATCGCTCCAAATGCTTCTTCGTCTATCATTATGGGAAATACTTCTCCTAGTATCGAACCTTATCGTGCTAATGCTTATCGTCAGGACACGTTATCTGGCGCATTTCTAAACAAGAACAAATATTTGGATAAAATTCTTCGTGAAAAGATGAGTGGATCTGATTATGCTGATGCATGGTCTTCAATTATTGCTAATGATGGTTCTTGTCAACACATTGATGTTTTGGATGAAAATGAAAAGGCAGTGTTTAAAACATCCATGGAAATTGACCAACGTTGGGTGATTGAATTGGCTGCCGACCGTCAAGTGTATATTGACCAAGCACAATCGTTGAATCTATTCTTTAGACCAGATGCACATATCAAGTATATTCACGCCATTCATTTTATGGCATGGAAGAAGGGTGTGAAAACACTTTACTACTGCCGTTCAGAGAAATTAGCCAAGGCTGATAAAGTATCTAAGAAGATTGAACGTCAAGTTATTAAAGAGTTGGATATGATTCAAGTAGCACAAGGAAATGATTGTATAGCTTGCGAAGGATAAAATGAAACCCACTATAGCATTGTTTATACATGATCCAAAGTGTTCGGTGCAAAGTGGAAATGGAATTATCAAAGCATTAAATTCAAAGTATGAATTCAAAATATTTTCAAAGAATGAACTAGAAGATGATTTCTTTGATGATGTGCAATTGATTGCTGTACCTGGTGGCTTTGGTGATTGCGATTCTTATGATAGATTACTATCACACAACTCCGAAAGAGTTGTAGACTTTGTTAAAAATGGTGGCCACTATCTTGGTATTTGCATGGGTGCATATTGGGCAGGCAAACACTATTTTAATATTCTGGGTGATGTGAAAGTTGAGCAATATATAAAAAGACCGAACACAGATACAAAGCGTCCACATGCAAAGAATATGCCAATCATTTGGAATGGCATTGAAGATAAAATGTTTTTCTATGATGGTTGTGCATTTGGACCAGGACAGTATGATATCGTAGCAAAGTATATGAATGATGATCCGATGGCTATCATAAAAGGACGAATTGGTCTAATTGGTTGCCATCCTGAAAGCCAATTGCATTGGTATGAAAGTTATAGTTGGATGAAAGGTAAATATCATAACGGTAGACACCACACACAGCTACTAGAGTTTGTAAACGAATTAATGGAGAAATAAAAAAATGAAAAAAATAATAATAACAATAATGGCTATGATATCAATCGTAGCATTTGCTCAAGGTAAACAAAAAGAGGGTGTCATTTATGATGCAGTTATCACCAGAGTTATTGATGGTGATACTGTAGCATTTCAAGCACCATTTCTACCCGCACCATTAAAGCAGGAACTATCTATTCGTGTGTTCGGTGTTGATACACCAGAAAAGGGACACAGAGCGCAATGCCCAAGCGAGGATCAAAGAGGGCAGGCCGCATCTGCATTTACTAAAGCACAAATCAATGCATCAACCAAACGTCAGGTCATTCTGATGGACTGGGACAAGTATGGTGGTCGTGTATTGGGTGACGTTATACTTGATGGTAAGAGTTTGCGTCAAATGTTAATATCAAATGGTTTCGCTCGTGAATACTACGGTGAAGCCAAACAAAGTTGGTGTAATTAAAATGAAAAAGATTGTAAGATTTACAGCATCATGGTGTCAACCATGTAAAATAATGGCAACACAATTGGAAAACATGGAAACTGGAATACCAATTGAAGTACTTGATATTGATGTTCATCCAGAAATTGCAATGGAGTATGGAATTCGTTCCGTGCCAACATTGGTCATGATGGAAGAGAACACAGTATTAAAAAGATTAGTTGGAGTTAAGACACCGCCAGAATTAAGGAAATGGATCAATGATTAAGAAAACCACAAGCAGATTAACAGATGAAAGAAATAGTTTCAAACCTTTCAACTATCCATGGGCATATGATGCATGGTTGAAACATGAACAGTCGCATTGGTTACACACAGAAGTTCCAATGGCTGAAGATGTGAAAGATTGGAAGAAAAAACTATCGACAGAAGAAAAACAATTTCTGACACACATATTCCGATTCTTTACACAAGGTGATATTGATGTGGCCGGTGGTTATGTGAAAAATTACCTGCCACATTTCCCACAACCAGAAGTTCGTATGATGTTGATGGGCTTTGCCGCAAGAGAAGCACTTCATGTGGCCGCATATAGTCATTTGATTGAAACACTTGGTTTACCAGAGACAACATACAACCAATTCTTAGATTATCAGGAGATGAAAGATAAACACGATTATGTTTTGGATATCTCTAATAAGAATGGTGATCTTTCTAGTACTGCTACTCACATTGCTGTTTTTTCCGCTTTTACCGAAGGTATGCAGCTTTTTAGTTCTTTTATCATGTTGCTTAATTTTCCACGACACGGGAAAATGAAGGGTATGGGTCAGATTGTTACTTGGTCTATCGTTGATGAAACAATGCACGCTGAATCAATGATTAAATTGTTCCGTACATACATTGAAGAAAATAAAGAAATCTGGAATGATGAACTTAAAGGTAAGATATATACAATTGCTGAGAAGATGGTTCAATTAGAAGATAAGTTTATTGATTTAGCATTTAGTATGCAAGCTATAGAAGGTCTAACGAATGCTGATGTTAAACAATACATTCGTTACATTGCTGACCGTAGATTAATTAGTCTTGGTTTGAAAGGCATCTTTAAAGTGAAGAAGAACCCATTGCCTTGGGTTGAGGAAATGATTAACGCACCAACACATACCAATTTCTTTGAGAATCGTGCCACTGACTATGCTAAAGGTGCATTATCAGGTAATTGGGGTGATGTTTGGGCCAAAGCAGCTTAAAGGAACAAAATGGGAACAAAAACAATAACAGCAGAATGTTTAAACTGTGAATCGAGCTATGATATGATTTATATGGAAGAATTAGTGTCGGAAGAATATCCGGAGTTTTGTCCGTTTTGTGGTGAGACAATAGAATCATTATCCGAAGAAGAAGAAGATAATGAAGATGATGATTCTGATGAAGACAAATGGGAATAAACTGGACACACAAAGATAAAGATTTTACAGAAGATTTAATTGGTGACAATTACGGTTTTGTGTATATTATAACCAACAATGTAACTAATAAAAAATACATTGGTAAAAAGTTCTTCTATTCTTCAAAAACAAAGCAAGTAAAAGGCAAGAAAAAGAAATTCAAAGTTTCTTCAGACTGGCAAACTTACTATGGTAGCAATGAGGAATTGAAAAAAGATGTTATAATGCATGGCCAAGATTTGTTTAGCCGAGAAATCATTCATCTATGTAAAAGCAAAGGTGAATGTGGTTATCTTGAAGCTAAAGAACAATTTGTTCATGGTGCTCTGGAAACAGATAACTATTACAATTCTTGGATTATGGTAAGAGTAAGAAAGTCCCACATTAAAGGTTTGCAATGTTAGAGTACTTGAAAGATATTGAGGAATATGATGCTTTGTTTTTCATGCCTCATCCAGATGTGGACATACACATACAATCAAATAGATACAAGAATCCCGGTATACCAGTAGATGTTAGCTCTATTGGACCAAGCTGGCATGTTTTGTTGTTTACCTGCAACGAAGAAACCGACACATTGGAAAACTTGGATGCATTTGATGCTGTACTGAGTGATCCTAGAGAGTATATCTCAACATTAATACCACAAGGTTGGTTTGGCATAGTAGCCAAGAAAACAACCACATCCAACTCTTTTATGTCAGATGCGCTTGACAAGATCAAGAGTATGATGTAAAATACAATCTTTGAAACGGAAAGTTTATTATGATTCTCGTTGACCTCAATCAGGTATTGTTGGCTGGACTGATGGCACAAATTGCCAGTCAAAAAGGTGTTAAATTAGAAGAAGGTCTTATCAGACATATGGTCCTGAACATCATCAGGACACACCTAAAGACATTCCGTAAAGAATATGGTGAAGTTGTACTCTGTAGTGACAACCGCAAATACTGGCGCAAGGAGTTCTTTCCTTTCTACAAGGCCGGCCGTAAAAAGACAAGAGAAAAATCAGACCTTGATTGGCACATGATTTTTGACATGCTTGCAAAATTCAAACAAGAGTTGCGTGACAATTTCCCATACAAAGTTGTTGATGTTGAGGGAGCAGAAGCGGATGATATCATTGGTACACTTGTACCTCGCCACATCATGCACGAAAACCTCCTAATCATTTCAAGTGATGGTGATTTTCTACAATTACAGATGTATAATGGTAGAAGTGAATTTACTGTCAAGCAATATAATCCTGCACAAAAGAAATTTCTCATTTCGGAAAATCCGATAGCCGAATTGAAAGAAAAAATCATCCGTGGAGATAAAGGTGACGGCATACCGAATGTGTTATCAGTATCGGATTGTTTTGTGCGTGATATTCGTCAAACACCAATCAACAAAGGTAAACTTGATAAATTGATGGAAAAAGATTATGGTCTATGGGAAGATGAAAATGCTAGAATTGGTTTTTCTCGCAACCAGACACTCATCGACCTCAGAAATATACCAGGCGATATCAAAGAGAAAATCATAAATACCTATGAAGAAACTAAACCAGCACCCAAAGGTAAAATTTTGGATTATTTAATTGCCAACAAACTGAAAAGTTTAATTGATGTTATTGAGGAATTTTAATGAAACCGTTGTATGAAATATTTGATGCGATTGAAGACGCTCAAACTAGAAAAGAAAAAATGGACATAATTGGCCAAAACTTAACAAAAACTTTAGTTGATGTTTTCAAATTAACATATCATCCAGATTTTCAATGGAAAGTAAAAGAAATACCTGAAAATTATAAAGTACCAACTGATATGTTACCCGGTATCACGCATGATAGTCTAGCACACCAGTTGCGTAGATTGTATATGTTTCAAGAAGGCAATCAAATGGCCGAAACATTAACAGATAGAAGAAGAAATGAACTCTTGATTCAGATGTTGGAATCAATCGAACCAAGAGAAGCAGAAATCTTATTGGGTATATTCCAAAAAGATTTGGGAGTAAAAGGTATAAACTATAAATTTGTAAAAGAGGCATTTCCAGACCTTCTACCATAATGGACAAAGAAAATATAATTGTCGTATCCGGCGAATTTGATCCTATCTCTTATAATGAATTTAAACTATTAAAAAAATGCAAGTCAAAGTGTGATTGGCTCGTTGTTGGCGTACATTCTGACGCTTACATGAAGTTACTCAAGGACGGCTTCAAAAATACACACGACCAAAGAAAAGAAGTAATAGAAAGTTTTCCATTTATTGATGAAGTATTTACATTCAATGATATGGACGGAACATCATGCAATTTGTTGAGAATAATTAAAATGTGTTACCCAATGTCGAATATAATCTACGTGTCACAAACAGACATGACAAATATGCCAGAATCTCGTATTCGTGGTATAACCTTTGAGACTATTAAATAAGGAGTTAAATTAAAGTGTCAAAATTTTCCGGTAAGTTTCGCAATTACGATGATGATGAGAATTCTAATTTTCAACGAAGAAAAAAGAAAAAAGAACAACAAAAAACCACAAGAAAGAAATCTAATTATGATGATTATGATTATTTCATGGGCAGTGGGGATTATCAAAAACCCGGTAGAAGAAAAGCAAGACAATTCTAGTGTTGTTTTCCTGCAACACACATATTGACAAATATCCTGAATAGTGTATAATACACTCATTCGTTGGAGAAATTTTATGATGTTCTATGTACGCCCACCCAAGTCAAAGGCTAAAAAGGTGCCTAAAGCTAAGCTCGAGCAGTACGAAAAATGGTTGCAATCACACCAACCAACAAAACCACTTAAAATCCAAAAAACCAACAATACATTGAATGGTTATAAACTGTCAACACCTGTTGGCCGTGAAACCAAACAATACAAATCATTAAATACCGGTGAAGTTGGTGCAACCAAAGCTGAACCAAAGGTTTATACTGGTACAAACATGCTTGGTATTGCAACAATGCACAAGTCCAACGCTGTTCCTGTGTTTAACAGTGAATCAGCTGTAGAAATTTCTAACATGAGGCGCTAAAATGAGTAAAAAATTGAGTTTTGTTGTAAAATTACAACGACCGGTGTGTCGTACACCAATCAAACCTGTGCAAGCGCATAAAAATGTCGCAAAATTTAGTCGTAAAAATGATAAAAAAGCGATTTTGTCGCAAATTGCTGAGCTAGGAGCAAAAAATGTCGCAAATTACTGAGCTAAAAGAAGAACCGATTGATTGGAAACCTTTAGATCAAGTTATTCGTGAATGGGCAGTCATGTCCCAATTTGAAAACGATCAAGATTGGTACAAAAAACTGAAGGAACAGCACGAATGAACAAAGTTTACAACTATGAGGACATTTTCGAAGAAATTCCTGGCGATCCCGACAACATTTTGCTAAAATTTCCACCGGAAATGTTGGAAGAGACTGGATGGAAAGAAGGTGATACTATTAATATTGAAATGGTTAACGGAAGTTTACATATTTCGAAAAAAGATGTTGCAGAAAAACAACTCAGTCTTGATTTTTGATTAAAAGTGTGATATAATAGAGATATCACACAGGAGTTTTCATGGAATTGATTGAATCTAAATCGTTGTTGGCCAAATTGATGGCTACAGAGAACCTAACGATTGAACAACGGCCGGTACAAACAGCATCCTTTGATGTTCGTAATCGTATATTGACCGTACCCGTACTCGACAAAAATATTTCAAATGAAATTTATGACCTATTCATGGGACATGAAGTTGGCCATGCTTTGTATACACCAATAGATGGTATGATTAAAGCCAAAGAAATAAAATTGAATAGTGATGTTACTAATGTGGTTGAAGATTCCCGCATTGAACGAAAAATCAAATACAAATATCCTGGCCTCAAAAATTCTTTTGTCAAAGCTTATAAAGAGCTCTTTGAAAAGGATTTCTTTGGTGTCAAAGATTCCAATCTCAATAAATTAAATTTCTTGGATCGAATTAACCTTCACTGCAAAGGTGGAGCTGGATTGCGTATTCAATTCGATGATGTTGAACGTGGTTTGCTTGGAGAAGTTGAAACTACCGAAACCTATGATGATGTAATCGAAGTATCCAAAAAGATTGTCGAATACATGAAAATGAAATTAGAAGAAGAAGAACAAAAACGCATTAAAGCTAAAGGTGGAAATGATGCCGGTGATGAAGATGATAGTGATGATGTTGAAGGCGACTTTGATGACATTGAATTTGATGATGAAGGTGAAGGTGAACCGACATATTATTCTTCCGATGATGAATTAGATTCTGGTAAAGAAGTAGATGCTTCTGGTTCAAAAAAGGACAAAGGTATTGGCACCGATCTTGAAGAAAAGATTAAGTCATACACAGACGAAGCCTTCCGCAAAAATGAAAAGAAATTGTTTGATGCTAAACCTGGAACATATGCTTATGCTAACATTCCAGAAATTGACTTGAAACAAATTTTTGACCATAAAGATTTGTGGAAGAGATACAAAAATGAAGATTATACGGTTTGTACCGAATCTTATATAAAAATTCGAAATGAAAGTAACAAGGTTGTTTCATATCTCGTTAAAGAATTTGAATTGCGTAAAAACGCCGACCAATTGAAACGGGCTTCAATTGCAAAAACTGGTGACTTGAATATGAAGAAAGTATTCTCATATCAATTCAGTGAAGATATCTTTAAAAAGATTACGGTTGTACCTGGTGGCAAATCGCACGGCCTTGTAATGTTCCTTGACTGGTCGGGTTCTATGGTCGAACACATTGGTAACACCATTAAGCAATTAATTAACCTCACATTGTTTTGTAAAAAGGTAAATATTCCTTATGAAGTGTATGCTTTTATTGAGGATCCTAGCACCGAAAATTGTATAAGGTCAACTCCTAAAATCGGCGACCTTTCATTCAGAACTTTTGGCCTCTGCAATTTACTATCCAGTAGAATGACAAGTGCAGAGTTTACCTATGCGGCTTCTGGTCTTGTGTATATGTCTGGACTTTCGAAAAATACTTCTAGAGCAGGTTATACTCCACACTGGATGTCCATGAGTGGCACACCTTTGAATGAAGCAATTATCAGCTCAATGACAATTGTTCCTGAGTTTCAGAAAAAATACAAGTTACAAGTTGTCAACACCATCTTTTTGACAGATGGTGAGGG